ATGCAATTATTAAAGCAAGCAGAGAGCATGTAGAAGATATAACAAGGCGGTGCTTATTAACTCAAACATGGGATTTTAGTATTCAAGACTGGCCTGAAGCAAATTATATTAAACTGCCAGGGGGCAATTTGCAAAGCGTAACATCTGTGAAGTGGAAAGACACAGATGGGACAGAAACAACATTAACGGTTACTACGGATTATCTTGTTGAAACAAACGGTGAGCAATGTGGCCGAATAGTGTTGCCTTATGGTGAGTCTTGGCCGAGTGGCAGTTTATACCCCAGCAATCCCATTACAATACGTTTTATTGCAGGATGGACAACAGCGGCACTTGTTCCATATAAAATAAAAAGTGCAATAAAATTAATTTGTGCTGATCTTTATTCTAACAGGGAAAGTCAAATTGTAAGCGGGCAGAGTTATCATGAAAATCAAACCGTACATGCATTAACCGCAAGCGCAAAACTTTGGGATGAGTTTTAATGATTGGGAATTTAAACAAACGCATAACACTTCAATATGTAACTCAAACCGCAGACGGGATGGGAGGGTTTTCCGAAACGTGGACGGATGATGCAGAAGTTTGGGCGGCGATATGGCCTAAAAGTGCTTCTGAGCAAATACAGTCTATGCAAGCAGTTATGGCAATAAGCCATAGAATACGAATAAGATATAGAAGCACTTTGAAGCCATCATGGAGAATCAAATTTGGCACACGGTATTTTAATATTATAGAGATCATTAACCCGAATGAACGTGGGGAATGGTCAGATATTATGTGTAAGGAAATTGTATGAATAATTTGCTTACGGCTATAATGACTAAAACAACAGGTTCGGCTCTTTCAACAACTGTTGGCGGTCGGATATATCTTGATGAGGCACGGGAAAATGTTGTGTTGCCCTATGTTGTTTTCTCTATCGTTTCAAGCGACCAGACAAAAACATTTACTGAACATTATACAACTACTCATATTGAATTTGCGTTGTTTTCTTCTGATCCTGGGGCAACACAGATAACAACTATGTATAATAATTTACAGGCACTTTTTGATGAATGTGCATTAACAATAACCGGAAGCACATTGGTTTGGATGAAAGAAGTTAATTTAACAACAACGATAGACGGCAAAGCAACAACCATTAGTGGAACTTATGGGATTCGGCGCTGGCTGGTTGACTTTGAAGTTTTGACATCTTTAAATTAAGAGGAAGGCATGGTTTCTATTATTATTCCAGTTTACAATAATCATGATATGACACATGAGTGTATATATTCTGTTCTTGAAGACACACAAGATTGTGAAATTATTATTATTGATAACGGGTCAAGCCCGCCTTTTAAGCCTCCCTTTTCAGGGTTTATTGAAACAAAAGTTATAAGGAACACAAAGAATCTTGGTTTTCCGGTTGCAGTTAATCAGGGGATTAAAGCTTCAATCGGAGACGTGGTTGTTCTTTTAAATAATGATGTTATTGTGCCAAAAGGAGCAATAAAACGTCTTACATCATGGCTTGAGCATTTTTCTATTGTTGGCCCCGTTACTAATTATTGTGCTGGCCTGCAAAAAACAACCATTGAAACATATACAACTAAAGAAGAATTAGATAAAGCAGCAGACGGAGTGTCAACAAGCAATCAGGGCTGTGCTGAATATGTTAATTGGGTTATAGGCTTTTGCATGGCATTTAAAAGATCTCTTTACGATGAAATTGGTGAGTTTGACGAATCTCTTTGGCCGTGCAGTGGAGAAGAAATTGATTTTTATTTTAGAGCTGTTGACGCAGGGCATAAAATCGGCATTGCTTATGATGTTTATATGCATCATTTCGGAAGCCAGACATTTATGGAGATGGAAAAAGAAGGGCAGCTAAAATATAACGAAACATGCACCAGAAATGACGCTCATCTTGCAAGGAAATGGGGTCATGATTTTTGGCAAAGGCAATCAATAGAAGGAGAAAACAATGAGGGAGAAAACAATGAGGGAGAAAGACTTGAAGTTAAAGCATGATATACCTGAGCTTTCTGAAATCGAAAACTTTATTGCTGAATCAGGGTCTGATCATGTCCCAACCTTTGGTGGCAAATTTGAGGGTGGGATTCAATGTCAGCAAATAGCTGATGAGCTTGCGCCATGTATTATGGCTATTTTAGAATCTGGTGAACCTGTTAAATCATACCTTGAAATAGGGGTGGCAGCCGGTGGAACAACTTTTATTTTTAACCATTTTTTTAAGTTAAATACAATAGCATTAATTGATGACAACCGCCATCCCAAAGCTCATGTGAGGCCGTATATTTTGAGAGATATTATCCGTAATGAAATAATAGGCCATTCTCATGCGGACGGTACGGTAGCAGCGTTAAAGGATATTAAAACAGATTTTGATATTGTTTTGATTGATGGTGATCACACTTATGCAGGTGTAAGTAAAGATGTAGATATTTACAGGCGGTTTTTAAGGGAAGGCGGGTTTTTGATTTTGCATGATTCAGCTTTGCCTGAATGGGGCATTCAGCAAATGGTTGTAGAATTAAAAAAAGACAAAACCTTGGATTTTATAGGAGAATATATCACACAAAAGCACAGCAGGCCGTGTGGCGTTGCACTGTTTAAGGTATTAAAAAAAGAGGTTATTAATGAAGAAGATATCTAACCAGCATCTTGCTATTGGCATACCTTGTACTTTTCCAACAGTACCAACGAGTTTTTTTTATTCGTTTATTCATATGGAGCGCCCGGACTTTACATTTATTCATGCAGATAACGGCCCTATTGATACGCTACGAAATGACATTGTTGAAAAGGCTTTGGCTATCGGAGCTACATCATTAATTATGATGGATGTTGATATGATTTATCATCCTAAAACTATTACCAACCTTTTAGCACACAGGCTGCCGGTTGTAGGTGCGCTTTGTTTCAGGCGATATCCACCATTTGACAGCATTATGCTCCGCATTACAGACAATGGGTATCAAAGTGTTGATGAATGGGGAGAAGACGAACTGGTAGAAGTTGATGCAACTGGAGCTGGATGTCTGATGTTTGATATGGCAGTGTTTAGAAAGATGCCATACCCTTGGTTCAGATTTCAGAAAAACCCAGATACAGGCGCAGTAATAGGAGAAGACATAGGGTTTTGCCAAGATTTAAAAGCGGCTGGGTACAAAATATTTGTAGATACATCTGTTCCTTCAGGGCATTTAACTACTATGATTGTGAATAGAGCAACAAACAATTTATATAGGGCAATGAAAACCGAACAGCAAAAAAAAGCAGTAACAACTGCGCTGAAAGGCAATTAAGTATTTTAAACACACACAGGAGGAAGAACCATGGCAGACAGAGCAACAACATTATCAGGGAGTTTTCAGAAAGTAACTTTAGGTGCAACATCAAAAGTTCTTGGGGCTGGGAAATATTCAATCACCGGTGCAGTAAGGAAAACAGTTGACGCATCAGAATTCGGCGTTGATATTGATATTTTTGAATTCGGCAGCGCAGATGGGGGGACGATCAGCTTAACCGATGTTTCATATGATCCAACAAACCCTGAGCAAAACACGTTAAGATCATGTGTTGAAAATGGCACAAAGCTTATTAATAGTATTACGTCAGGCATCAGGTTTTGGGTTAATTCAACATCATACCTCACTATTGGCACAAGCGGGAACATCCTTATGACAAGTGCAGGGGCTGTAGAGGCAGACCGAAGCGGGATGGCAAAAACAAACTTTGAGGGTAAGGTCTCAGGGGCTTTTATGTACATCGTATAATTTAAAAATAAAGGGGCAATTATATGTTTTTTAATCTTGATCAAACAGATGGAGAACGGTTTCAGTTTTTTACCTCCACAGTTGATATAGCAACCGGCATTATCAAATATGATGATCCTGCCGGTGATGCATGGGTTACTTTGCGCCCTATGCAGCCCTTTTTTGAGGAGCGATTGAGCAAAAGAAAAAAGGTAACAGAGCATGTGTTTAATCCAAGCACAAGGGCTATGGACAGGGTTGTATCTGATAAAGAACTGACTTATGAAGAAGCAAAGTTGGAGAGGGAAGATGCATGGGATTACGCTATTGTTGGTTTTGAAAATTTCAAAGACAGCAAGACAGGCGAAATCATTCCTTGTACCCGTGAAAACAAAATAAAACTGATGCGTATTCCTGTTTTTGATCGGTTCGTTACCAAATGTTTTCAGGAGTTGGCTAATTCAGGCATCAAGGAAAAAGAGGCCGAGGAAAAAAACTTATAGCCTGGGTGCGATTTTCACAAGAACAAGCCGCATCCAGGGTTGAGCTTGAAGACGGAACTGTATTAACAAAATGTGATCAGTGCATAGCAATGCATAACGAACGTGTCCCCCCAACAGAGCCTCCTTGTGATACATGCAGGGTGGACTTGCTTAAAACAAACGAGGCCGCTGCTGATGTTTATCAATTAACATGCGACCAGGTGAGAACAAGGTTTAATGGTGAATACGATGTGGTCATTGGTCTTGATTTTAATTCAGTCTTTGGAGTGATGGACAGATACCCTGGGGGCATTAAGGATCAATGGAGGTGTTTTGAAAAAGTAAGGCGTGTCTTTTATCACTTTTTACGTCAAGAGGACGCAGGATGAAAATAAAGAACTGGCATAGCCGTGAAATCTTCAGAGCTATTGAAGAAAAAGCGTATGACAATGCAAATGGTGTAATGGACAAGGTTGTTCAAGAATCTAAACGTTTATGCCCTAAATCCAACATCTATCGCCCTCCTGGATGGTCAAAGGCTTTTGTGTCATTTACTCCAAAGACAGGAAGAAACAAAGGCAAACTTATTCAGTTCAATACTGAGAAGAGATGGATTGGTAGG